CTAAAAATGTTTTATGCATCCCATTACCTTATATATTTTTAAAATTCCTCGAGTATCAATTTCGATATCTTTATAATATACATTTATGGCACTCAAACGCAGTTTAAAAGAGTCAGATCCGCGCCGTATTACGCGAATTATTCCGGAGTCATCATTCATTGCTATTGCATAAATCTCACCATATACTATATCTTTTAATTGTACTTCTTTTAAGGCTACAACGTCACCATCTGAGATAACCGGAATCATACCATCTCCTTTTGCGTTACAATAAACTTCAGCGTCTTTGAATGGCTTATAGATGATTTCGAAATCAGGAACAGCGTAATGTGTACCGAAAATCTTATTGAAATCCGTAGAAAATCCCATATTATAATAGGGAATTCCAAAACGCTGCTCATAATTTACATATTGAGGAGCACCATCTAACTCTATTAACTTTTCCAATCTTTGGCTGTATATTAATTCTCTGTCTAATGTTAACCCTAACTGAGGCAAAGCTGATTCGTGAACAAACAATCTTTTATAACCTTTGTTGAATGGAGAATATCTTCGAGCGTATACAGACAGATTCCGGAAGAATCCTTGTACTTCGCTTTCTGTTTCTGCTAGATGTAATCCTCTCAATAACGGTCCTCCTTGAAACCAGGTTCCGTCATTTGGAGTTTCTAAGGATGGTACATTAAATTTTTCACTATGGATAGTAAATTCAGTAAAACCCCATTTGTCTAATTCGCTAGCATTGTATGGAGAAGGTTGCAAGAGGTATTTAGAACCATTCATTCCCGTAAGTACAGGAACAGGAACACGTATTTCTCCATTTTTTAAAGCCTCTATTACTTCGTCATAGGTATATTTTTTATCAAGGTCTTTTTTCATAATATATAGTTAAAAGAATTTCCTGATGCTTCCCAAAACAGCATATACTTTTAGAATCATGCTGATGGGGATTTCCTGTTCGCAGAACTCTTCGCTTTTGTTCGAAGGGATGAGCCGGACAAAACCTTCTTTTTGGCTTAACCTGACTCTTTTTACTGTGCGGTATTCCTCTGTGACAATGCCGTATATTTCCCCGGCCGGAAGATACTGGATAGGTGTCGTTACTTCACGAAGTGCGATAATGTCACCATTGCTTATCTCCGGTTCCATGGAGTGACCGGTGAGGTTACACCAAACCACTCCTTCCTGGTTGTAGGGAGGGTAATTAATGTAGAAGTCAGGATTCCGCGTCTGGTCATTCACAATTACATCGAATCCTCCTATAAAATCCACATTAAAGTAGGGTGCGCCTTCGTATGTTTGGTTTACGGATGGCAGTTTTTCTTCCTTTTCAGACTCGGAACTGAGCATGTTGCCTTCGCCGGTTAAGAGCCAAGCAGCATTTAAACCGTCGCATTTCGCGAATATCAATTCAGTGTCATAGGTATTTCTTGATAACCAGGTGTTAATTGTTTGAGCCTTAACGCCTAATATCTTAGCAAAATGGGATTTATTACCATTCCCATAATATTCTACAAGCCTTTCCAATCGTTTATTCTTATCCATTTTGCTTAAAAATATATTCAATGTGAATAAAATAATCCTCAAAATGCTTGCACGATATTCGCAAAGTGCTTACATTTGCAGAGTCTTCAATAAAGAAGACGCCCTAAAGGTAGAAAATAATATTTAAAAACGCAAATTATGGATAGAATCAGGGAAAACGAATCAGAAAACACCGCTGTTAGAGCACTTGTGGTGGAGGTGACTTATAAGGTAAGCTTAAGTAATGCAAAAATACCAAAAGAGGTATATGAAGAATTAACGAGAATGATTAAAAACACTGAGACACTTCCTGAACCGGAAGAATTGGCATTTGATGAGGAAGAAAGTCGGAAAATGACATCTCGTTGGTTATCGGAACACATTCATGAAGATGGATCTTTCCAGAGAGAATACATGGTAGATTTCATAACTAAATAAATCAATAACGAAATGGCAGAAACAAGAAAACTCATTAAAGCAAGCCGGGAACTGAAAGAAGAAATCGCCCGGAAACTGAATGTTACAACCCGTACAGTGGATGCCGCTTTGGCATACGACACCAACAGCCCCACTGCAAGACTTATTCGCTCGTATGCCTTGAATCACGGAGCAAAGCTCTACGAGCTGAAGGAAATGGAAAACCCGTATGCAGAAGTTATTAACCTTTAAAAACAATCTGTATGAATCTCACAAAATACTCCTTTAAGAACATTGAATCCCAGCTTGAACATGTATGCGGACTGATAGACCTGGTAAAAGGCGACAGAGGATTTCGCGAAGCTATTCAAGATGAAGAGTTTTGCATGCTGATAAAGATGCAGGCACAACTGTTTGAGGAAATTAAGAAAAGAGAAAGACATCAACCAACTACATAAATGATTGCTCATTGCTATTCCGGTTCGCGAGAATAGGGATGGCACCAAACTCAAAACCATTGAATCATGAAACGAATCAATACCACCACACGCTATCTGCTGCTGATACTGGCAGCAGCCATACTGAACCGGCTGACAGACGGTACAATGAACCTGATTATAACAACCTGCCTCTGCCTGGCACTCATACCTGCTGCAATACGGATGGACAAGGAGGATAAAGAATTCCAGGAATGGATGGATGAAGAAATAAAGAAGCGGGAAGCACAGAAAAAGGAATAAATCACACACGGCTTGCAGAACTTCATACATTCAGGATAACGACTGTAATTTGACATATTGGGCTGTTTTCAATAGGAATTGGAATATGGTAAAAAGAAGGAGTGAAGCGGCTGCCATCCGGGTTCAAGCCCCGGAGCCGGACTACAATCTTAACGAATTAATCATGGAAATGTACGGAAACACATTATGCGTCAGCTTTACGGAACTTGTTCGTGGTGGAATTATCAGTAAGCCCACTTACGACAAGTATGTACGTGAAGGCAAGCTTACCCTCCTCCAGCGGGGAGGTAACGGACGCGAGGCCCTGATTGCCTACCGCTCCATGCCGGAACGGCTCCGTGCAGCATACGATGACACATTCAAAAACGCATACGAGGAAATGAAACAGCGTGAGCAGGAAAAGTACATTAACACACAGATCCGGTTCGATGCCGAAGCTGTACGCTTCTACAAGGAATTTGAGCCACGTATTGATCCGGCCCGTCAGCTGGAATACATTTTGAACGCCCAGGTGATGAACGAAATGGTGCGTACGGAAAAGGCACGCAGTGTGGAACATGCCAAAGGCGGTTTCTCCCGCCGTGCGGAAACATGGAGCAGCGTACAGATCTGCTGTGAGCGTCTCCGCGAAATCACAGGTCACACACTGCCGAAGAATCCGGCACGCCTGCGCGAAAAGTTCAATGCTTACAAGCGTGAGGGATACGTGGTGCTGGTTAGCGGTAACCTGGGCAACAGTGCGGCACGCCGCATCGGAAAGGCTGAAGGTGCTCTTCTGCTGAAGCTTCGCCGAAGCAAGTTCCCTGTCTACACAGATATGCAGCTCTTCGATGAATATAACCGTCAGGCGGTGCTTCGCGGACTGAAAACCATCAAGAGTCCTACTACGATGCACAGTTACTTGAACGATCCGGCGGTGATGGTGTGGTGGTATGCCGCAGTAAATGGCGAAAGGGAGTTCAAAAACAAGTATATGCCAACCTTCGATACGGTAATGCCGTCCATGCCGAACTCGCTGTGGTACTCAGACGGAACAAAGATAAACCTCTATTATCGTACGTACGACGAAAGACAGAAGCGATGGGTGGCACGAACCACGGATGTGTACGAGGTGATGGATGCCTGCACGGAACTGTTCCTCGGCTACTTTATCGGTGACGGCGAAAACTTCTACAACCAGTACATGGCGTACCGGATGGCACTCCAGACATGGAAGGTAAAGCCTTACGAGATAGTGACCGATAACCAGGGAGGACACAAGAAGCTGGCTTCGCAGGGATTCTTCAAGAAACTCTGTCATCTTCACAAAACCACGATGCCGCATAACGGCCAGTCCAAATCCATCGAGTCCGCTTTCGGACGGTTCCAGCAGCAGGTTCTTCACAAGCTTTACAACTTCACAGGTCAGAACATTACGGCCAAGAAGTTATCCAGCCGCGCGAATATCGACCTGGTAATGGCAAACATCGACCTTCTTCCCACGCTGGAGGAACTGAAACAGCAGTATGCCGAGTGCCGCGAAGAATGGAACTTGATGCAGCATCCTACCAGCCCCACCGGCATGACCCGACTGGAAATGTACACCGCCATCGAGAATCCGAAAGCTCAACCGCTGGATGATTACGAAGCACACGAAATCTTCATGCTGTTCTCTCAGGCTCCGGTGCAATACACCAAGGAAGGTTTCAATTTCCGCATGAACAAGCAGGAATACAGCTACATGGTGTATGGCGACGACGGGCTGATAGATATGAACTTCCACCTGCAGAACGTAGGCCGTCAGTTCCTCTACCGCTACGATCCGGAAGACATGACCCGCATCGAGCTATGGGCGGTGACTGACACGGGAGCCAAGTATGCGGCCATCGCTACACCGAAAGTCACGATCCATCGTGCCACTCAGGAACGCACCGAAGAGGAAAACGCTTATCTGTTTGCCCAACTGGATGCCAACCGTCGCACTCGTGCAGCCATGCACATCGCCCAGGAAGACCTTTTCATGGAGGAAGCCATGGGCGAAGCATACACCCAACTTCGGATACCGCGTCCGGTGGCCGTGAGCGAAAAGCAGCTTGACGGATACCGCGAAGAAATGAAGCGTGGCACACTGGAAGCTCCGGTACCGATGCCCGAAACGGATATTCCGGAAGAGCCTGTACTGGCAGATGAACCGCTGACCTTCGCCTCATCAGGAGACTGGACAAAGAAAGTATCGAACCTGACGTTTGATGAACTGGACAGCTTGGGAAAATTCTAACGATTTGATTAAACAATACTTAAATACCTATTAAAACAATGAAAGGATTAACAACAGAAATGAAAGAACAGGTACGCAGCGCACTGATTGCCTACCGTTCCAATTACCCTACGTTGAACCGTGCCGCAGAAAGTTTGCAGGGTGTAAGTTCGGCCACCGTGAGCCAGCTTTGCAACGGGAAGTATGAACTGATCAGTGATGAAATGTTTATCCGTATCGCTTCGCAGATAGGCTTTGCCTTCGACTCATGGAACCTTCACGAAGGAAAGACTTTCAAGGAAATCACTTTTGCGCTGAGTGACGCACAGGCATACAAGAACGTGACATGGGTAGTAGGCGATGCCGGATGCGGCAAGACCACAGCAGCCATTGAATACCGCCGCACGCACCGTAACGTGTTCTACATCCTTTGTTCGGAAGATATGCGACGCTCAGACTTCGTTCGTGAGATAGCCAAACAGGTAGGCGCACCTACCGACACGACCAACCTCCGCGATATGCTGGAGAATGCCATCAGCATGATTTCTTTCCTGGGGAATCCGCTGCTGGTGTTTGATGAAGGTGACAAGCTTACTGACAGCGTGTTCAACTATTTCATCAGCATTTACAACCGTCTGGAAGGACACTCAGGTATCGTGTTTCTCAGTACGGATTACATCAAGCGCCGTATGGAAGCCGGTCTTCGCTACAACAAGAAGGGTTACAAGGAAATAAACAGCCGCATCGGACGCCGTTTCTTCGATGTATCTCCCACAGAACAGAATGACATCTACGCCATCTGTCAGGCTAATAACCTGACCGACCGCGCCGATATCGAAGAGGTGCTGAAAGATGCCAGGCGAAGCGACAACGACCTTCGCCGCGTGAAACGATGCATCCACCGTCAGAAACGTATTATCGAAGCAAGAAGGAAAGGAGGCGGTAATGAATAAAGAGGATACCACACCGCCCCCACAGAAAAAGAAGTTCACTTTCGACCGCAATGCGAAAGGGGTTCGTGAGCTTCTTTCCATGAAGTTTGACGTGATGGATTTCGATGGTCCCTGGTACGATGCATTCGGCACTCCGGAACGCCGTGGAGTCTGGATCATCTGGGGAAACTCCGGTAGCGGAAAGACCAGTTTTGCCCTCCAGCTCTGCAAGTATTTGTGCCGTTTTGGCCGTGTAGCCTACGACTCCATGGAGGAAGGTGCCTGCCGCACCATGCAGGATGCCATCCGCCGAACCGGGATGATGGAAGTAAACAAGAAGTTCCTGCTGATCGACAACGAGAATATGGATGAACTCAGCATACGACTCCGCCGGCAGAAAAGCCCGGACATCGTGGTTATCGATTCCTTCCAGTACACACGAATGACGTACCGTCAGTACATTGACTTTAAGGAACAACATAAGCGGAAGCTGCTCATCTTCATCAGCCACGCCGAAGGCCAGTTACCCAACGGACGTGCCGCCAAAGGAGTGATGTACGATGCCTCGCTGAAGATCTACGTGGAAGGCTTCAGGGCCTTTTCAAAAGGACGCTTTATCGGTCCCGTAGGACATTACGATATCGTGCCGGAGAAAGCCCGGCAATATTACGGAGAAGAATAATCTTTTCAATTTACAATTCATAATCAGAATACATGAGAACAATGATGAAAGACCGTCCAATCACACCGCAGCAGGTGAAGGCATTGCACGCTCAGTTCCGGAAAATGGGATTTGATGATGATGACCGCCATGGTTTTATCAGCCAGTTCACGGAAGGAAGAACCGACAGCACCGCCGGACTGACCAAAGAAGAAGCCGGACTGTTGCTAACACGGTTCAACCGTGAGGAAGCTGACCGCATCCATCGTGAGGCACGCAAAGTAGTGAAACAGATTTTTTCCCTTTCGTTTCATATCTCCTGTCTGAACAAAAATTACACGAACGAAACGGAAGCGGATTTTGAAATGAACAAAGCGAAGATTAACCAGTTCTGCCGTACACGCAGCAAGTTCCGAAAGAATATTACTGAGATGTCCCTGGAAGAGCTGAAGGAAGTAAAAAGACAATTTGAGGCAATGGCACGCAAAGAGTGAATAATTAAAAGTTAACAGTTAAAAGTTTAATTCAATATGAGAAAGCAGTCAGAAATAAACCGTGCCATCGAGCACTTGAAAGCTTGCAACGATAATGTGAGCCGAATACAGTTGGAAGTGCTGGAGACGAAGCGCAGTGAATCATGGGTATTCAATCGGTATGTGCGCGACGTTCCGGAAGACGAACGCAACGAAACTCTTTTCTATGCCGCACGCGATGCAGCCCAGTTCCTTGCAGGAAAGATTGGTATCAGTTCCATCTGTCCGGATCTGGAAGACGGACCGGAAGAAGAGCAGGAGTTGGAAGAAACCATTACACTGAGTCTTTCGGAGTACAAAAAGCTGCTTCTTCGCCTGGATAGGGTGGAACGCAGGTTAGGTCTGAGAGTGGGCGATGTAGCTCCTGCACCGCGTAAAGACATTTCGGAAGCCCCTGATGAACTGATAGGTCAGGCCGATGCGTGCCGCCTGATTGGATGTGCAAAGACCACCATCAAGCAATGGGCTAATAAAGGACTCATTACCCGCTATCAAAAAGGATATAACGTATACTACAGCAGGCGTGAGTTGCTCGGAAGTTCTGTCGTGAGAGACTACAAGGATAGTAAATCAAACAAGGAATAGCTATGGAACATACAATCGAACAAATTCAGAATGACATTATGAACCGCATGCAGCAGTTTGATTTCGACGACCGTGTAACGATACTCCGTGAACTGGAAAACTTCTGCGGACAGCAGGCCGACGAAGCTCTGAAGATGGAATATGACATGGCAGCAATGGAGGACGAACTAATTGACAATTGAGAATTGAAATATGGAAAGAAAAGAATGGATCACTGTTCCGGGTTTTCCCGGCTATAAGGTGAACGGAAACCGGGAGATACGCAGTCTGAAAAGAAACAGGGATATCCTGCTGAAGCTACGGGGGCGTGACGGGGCGGTATCAGTGTTCGATGAAGATAAAGTCCGGCATACCTTGACATGGGTACGGTTCTACTTCTGTGCCGTGAGGCAGATAGACCCGCGCAAGCTGGAGCGCAAGGGACTTTTCATCTCCATTCAGGATGGAGCATTCAAGGTGGAGACATTAAGAGAGCGCATCCGCTCGATACAGACCATGCCCTCGTACAGGGACGTGCCCGTTACCATGGAGGAGCTGAAGGAACGTTTTGCGGAATGCATGAGGTTCATGGACATGGTGATGGAGTATTACCGCACCGGCAACGGGGAAAGTCTTACCGCCCTGCTTTACCGAATGGAGGGCGAACTGACGGTATATATGGTAAAGAGCCTGCGACTGTACGACCCTGAAGTCCGTAAAGACATATTCAGTGAGGCAGTAGACACGTCACTCCGTACCCTTGACAAGAGAGACCGTATTATCGCCAATCCGCGTACATTCATGTACAAGGCCGTCAGGAACCTCACAGGCCTGATACGGAAGCAGAAGAACATACAAAGAAAATTGAATGAAAGCTATTTAACCAACATTTAAAAACCGATTAATTATGGCAAAAAGAACCAAGAAAACAGTAATCAGCGGAGTAAGCCGCGAACAGTACGAACAGGCATTTGCAGAATTCGCTATGGCCGACGCAAAGGCCCAGTCACTCACAGCAAAGATGGACCAGGAAATGACGAAGATCCGTGAGAAGTACGCCGACCAGCTGGCAGAACTGAACGAAACGAAAGACCGCACCTTTGAGGTCATGCAGACCTACGCAACTGAGAATAAGGACACGCTTTTCAGCAAAAAGAAAAGTCTGGAATCGGCACACGGTATCATCGGATTCCGCACAGGTAACCCGAAACTGAAGAATCGGAAAGGCTTCACCTGGGCAGCTGTAACCAACCTTTGCAAAGAGTTTCTTCCTGATTATATCCGCACCACGGAGGAACTGGCAAAAGACAAGCTGCTTGCCGACCGTGACGTACCGGAAGTTGCAGAACAGTTTGCCAATATCGGCGTAGAGGTGGTGCAGGATGAATCTTTCTACGTAGAACCCAAAAAGGAAAGCGATGCAGTCCAGACGGCCTAAGTACAGTTATTCCCGCCGTGGAAATCTATGGATCGTATATCGGAATGAATACACTCAGTCCACATGCACAGGCACTCCCGTCGCGGAGTGCCGATCCAAAGAGGAAGCACGGGATAAGGTTTATGAACTTAATGGATGGAAAAATGAAAAGAAAGTCTAAATGCAAATGGTATGCAATATGGACTGTATACTGCATACTGATTATTCCATTGTTAATTGTGGCAATGTTTGCTTACTTTTTAAAGCTTCCATTTGAATTACTGGTTGAAAGGGTAGAAAAAGTAAAATGGTGGCTTGTGAATAGATATAAACCTGATTGATATGGCTGAATTAACCTTTAGAACCAACATCCGGCGCGACAAGTGGCCGCGCTGGATGAAACAATTACACGAATATATTAGTCGTGTTACTCAAGACAAAGAACTGGAAGCAACCCGCGAAGAATACCAACGCCTGAAAATGATCATGGATGGATACATTAACAGCATCAAGTATAGCGGGCACATACGAAGAGCTTCAATACGTGTCTTACTTGGGTTGGATTACGATCAGTTTACCTTGTTTGTGATCAGGAAGAATTTTATTGTAACATGTTACTACATAGAATAATGAATAAGCGCAAGAAAATAATAATGTTATTCCTGTCTGTCTTTATTGTATGTCCATTGATAATTATAGGCTATATGCTTCAGGTTTTTGCAGCATTGCTTGATATACTCGGATGGATATTCTGGATGGACGGGAGGATGGTGAGGAACAAATGGAGTGTATTAACCGATAAAATTTTGTCAGTATGGAATTAGCGATAGGTGAAACATTTGAATATGATGGGCATTTATTGAAAGCCTCACCGGTAGAAAGTGAGCATATAGCATGTGAAGGTTGCTATTTCTATGAGAATAATATTTGTTGTTACCACTTGGAACAGTCCTGTACTGACGATTCAAGAAGTGATCAGCAAAACGTAATTTTTAAAGAAATTAAAAACAAGTAATTATGATGCACAATTGGTTTACATGTAAAATCCGTTTTGAAAAAACATTGGAAAACGGAATGAATAAGAAAGTAACTGAACTTTATCTGGTGGACGCGCTCAGCTTTACCGAAGCAGAGTCTCGCATTATCGAAGAAATGACACCTTTTATCAGTGGTGAGTTCGAGGTGTCTGGAGTTGCAAAAGCGAATTACAATGAACTGTTCCCGTCCGAAGAAGGAGCAGCCGACCGCTGGTTTAAGTGCAAACTTTGGTTTGTCACTCTCGATGAGAAGAGCGGAGCAGAAAAACGTACTCCTTTCAATGCACTGGTACAGGCATCCGATCTGCGTGATGCCATCAAAAAGCTGGACGAAGGCATGAAAGGAACTTTGGCAGACTATGTGATAGCTTCCGTATCGGAAACCGCCATCATGGATGTGTACCCATACGAAGCAGAACCCGATGTAGAACCTGAATTTAAAAACGCAGATAAGAGATGAAAACAGAAAAGACTTATATCCATCGCCGCGTATGCCTCTGCCGCCAGTGCGGAGGAACCGGCTCAGTAACCGTATATGCAGAGAAAGATGTGCGCCGGGAATATCCCCAGCAGAAAGTATGTCCGCAATGCCAGGGCAGCGGACGGATCTGGTTGAGTGGACAGGTCGTAAAAAACATAGAACCCTATGCAGAACCAGAACCTTAATCTGTTCAGACCTCGCAGAGTGGCGGCTAAGATTCATTACAGCATGATCAGCCAGTTTATGTTCATCTGGGTGAAGTGGAACCGCCCCTGCGATCTGAAGGTACAACGATCACAGCAGAACCCGGAATTACTGGGTATCTGCTTCGATGTCGAGTACAATGATACCGCTGACATGATGCGGGAATTAAACCGAGAACTGGGTGTTGAAATTATTGATTTATAAGTGAAGTAATTATGGAGAAAGATAAATTTGAAAAAGCAATAGAACTCAACAAAGAAATAGAAGAGCTTAAATCACATAAGATAGCACTTGAAAATTCAATGATACGATATGGTGGCGGACTTATTTTTACATATAATAGCATGCACAATGATGTATCATTAAAAAAAGAATTATACGGAGGTAATGATTTCTTTGAAAACTATATGAATGCTTTGGATAGTAAAATAGATGCACTTTTAAAACAATTTGATGAATTATGAAAAAAGAAGATATTGAGAAAGCAGCAGAAGAATACGAAGATAGTTTAACGTATTCTTCAGTTAAGGAACAATATGACATTCAAAAAGCTTTTGAAGCCGGTGCTAAATGGAGAGTTAATTCAGTTTGGCATAATACTAGCGAAAAACCGAAAAACGGAGCAATGATTGTCGCTTTGAGAAGTAAATATTCTCCGATTATTTGCGGACCTTTTAATTTTGATTGGACGGAGACAGTGGAAGATTTCCGCTTGAAGAAATGGGCATACGTGGAGGATTTATTACCTAATATGGAGTAGTGACTATGATAACGTTAAGAATACCAACAAATTTATCAGAAGTGAAAAATTTAATCAAAGATAGAACTGATAAACGATATAAGCACAATAAATCTCTGTTTGATGAAGCATATAAAAGAATATGCTCTGTAATTAATTCAGGGTATTGGAGAAATGATATATCTAAAACAATGAGAGATACTATCACATCACCAACAAACGGAATTATACGTGAAATTATATTAGAATGTAAATCTAGAGTTAAGTAATTATGCAAAAAAAAGAACATAAAATTGGAGAAACATTTCATTGTGGAACATTTCATCTGAAATGTGTAAAAGCCACAAAAAGACAATGTGTAGGTTGCTTTTTTCAAAATAACGGATCAAATATATCTTGTTTAAGAAAAGATATTAATGAAAGGCTAGGAAATTGTCACAGATTATTTAGGGAAGATATGACCGATGTAATATTTGTAAAAGTGGAGGAATGACTATGAAAGCAAGACTTAAAGATAATTATAAAATAGATTTAAATCACACACTTATAGCAGGTGCAGAAGTAGAAATAACTAATGGTTGGTGTGGTTGCGATGGATACTACTATGGCTGTATATTGCCAGATAACGAGCAGATGTATATTGGTGGAAATGATTACGCAGGTACACAGCATATAATTAACGATAATATATTAGAGATAATTGACTATGAGCCATACATTAATTGGGAGCAACGCAGATATGAGATTGCAAAGGAGTGTGTCGCTGTACTTATGCGTAATGAAATAACTCTAGAGGATGCAGCAAAAGTTAGTGTAGAACAAGCTGATATTCTTATTAAGGAACTTCGAAAAAGTAAGGAGGATTGATATATGCAAACATTCGATATTAATACCGGCGGTCATGATTGGGAAAAACAGAATCTGACAACTCAAGGAGTCAAGAAAATGTACGATTTGTATAAATGTAGGAAATGCGGCATCACAGGTAAATCTTACAGATTAGGTACAATTTCTATCAGAGAATCTGATATTAAGAAGATGCAGAAGTGTTGTCCAAAACAGGCAAACACATTCAAGCGCATTATGGTTACAGACTGTAAGGCTTTTGGCGATCAGTTTGCGAATATTACTCCAGGTAGTAAACATGACATAGTTCCACCGCCAATAGGGCAAAATAATAAGCGTGGTGAATGGGTAATGGGTGTTGGTGAGCCAGTGCTGTTATTGGCAGGAGAATTTGTTTATTTAAAAGAAGATTGATCATGAACGCAAAAGACCAAAAGAAAGTATGTGATTCTGGTTTTGTGGTGATCAGAGCCGAAGAAAGAAACGGGAAACCGATTATCAAGTGTAAGAATCTGGATCATCCTGATTCATGGGTAACACTACGAAGCGATTTTAAGTCGAAAGCAGAACGGGACCGGTTCATGAAAGAACTGCTTGAACTGGACTTCTACATTGAAGACTGACAGAAAAATCCCCGGCACCGAAACCGATGCCGGGGATTGCTGTCTGTGTATGGTATCATTCTCCCGGTTCACCCAGGAACTCTACGAAGGCGGCATGTTGCAGGGGAGTCAGTGCGCGCTGTCCTTTCTGGTAGTGCAGTTCGGTTAGACGCTGCTGAAGTTCAGAGTTGAGATTCACCCAGCGGCGAAGTTGGGAAACGGCACTTCGCGGGGTGCTGTGAGGAAAATAGAGCAGGGCCAGATCGGTCAGGTAAATGGCATTCATGGGTCGCTTGTGTTGTTTTTAAGAGTTAATGAATCGACTATAAAGTTACTAAATTCAAATGAAAAAACTACCCCGTAGTAAATTATTAATTACCGCAGGGTAGTTGGATCACTACCTGGCAGTAATGTCGCAGTCACTGCCGGGTAGTCGGTGATCAGGCTCCCAGACCGCCTTCTTCCTCTTCCGCAGCCGGAGCATTCAGCGGCTTCACTTTGTGAAACGTCAGGTTGTCAAGGCTGAGCTGACCGCGAAGACCGATACCGGGACGGAACTGAAGCGATACCTTCCGGATGTTGGCGGTGCTGAATTCTTCTTCAGCTTCTGCGCCATCGCTGGAGATTTGCGCCTGGAAGCTGCCCAGATTCTCCAGTTTCACAATTTCACCCTTGGAAATATGCTTGTTGATCTGTTTCACCAGGGCACGGATCACGTTCAGCACGTCTCCGTCGGTGAGGGTAGTGGAATACGAGATTTCTTCGGCCAGTTCGTTGATGTCAACGCTTCCGGATGCCTGTGCCTTCGCATAATACTTTGCCGGTGCCCCCTTGTCATTGGGGTTTTTCATCTGTGCAATGCTGTAATTGATAGCCATAGTCAGTAATGTTTTTGAGGGTTGATAAATCAGTTGTTTCTGTCATGACGCTGTAAAATTACGGCAGGCAGCGGCAGTCCTGTCGTCCAAAGTGCCGGAAGAGGTGATTCAAGGCATAAAGTGTTGATTTTTGTGCGGTTTTTTGTATCTTTGCGAATATATAAATGGATATTGACATGCCTAAAGGAAGGGACTCAGAATTAATAGCGATGCGAAATGAAGAATTGCTCCGCAGATATTACTACTGGACGGAGATAAAACGTCTGCGCTTTGACGATACCTTTCATCAGTTGTCTACCAGAGAATTTTTTATTAGCGAGGAACGCATCCGTACTATCGTGAACCAGAATTACGAATTTCTCCAGGAACTGGATCGCGAATACCGTTCGGGTAAAAACATGGAAGAGAAACCGCCCATGCCTTCCAAGAGAAAGCGCGGACGGCAGGCCGGTGTGAAATACGGCAAGCGTGTGTCTGTCATACCTGAGTAGCGTCGTCTATCATGCGGCACTCATAGTTCAATTCATACACTTTTATTCCCTTTGTCATCGTCTGGCTACGGCTGATCTTGCGGTCAAGCGGTGAAGATGAATGCATGGGCATCCATCCCTGTAGCAGTGAATGAAGCTCGTGCACCTTGTCCGCACGTTCCTGAGCCTTGTCGGCTGTTCCGCTGGTGAAATGCGTATCGTCGTAACAGTCCATTGCCAGTTTCACGTTGACGGTTACCGTGCCCGACTGTACTTTACTGAAAGCTCCTCCCATGGTAGTCCATGAGGTTTCAGGTATGTCTATCAGCACAAGAGGGAAGGTGAGCGGATAGGTGTCGGAGTCTTCGTCGTCGCGGTAAAGCATATCAAGCTGTCCGTAGTCTTCGTCTACGTTTCTGTCGAGCCATTCAATCTCGTCTGCCACAAGCTGCTGTATCTGGTTGAATAAAGTTTCCATGTAATTCAATGAATAATTAATAGTTAATAATTAAAATCACTTCAGACTTCCGAGTTTTGTTTCCATTACTTTGCGCAGTTCCTTTTCGGCTTCTTTCTGTAGTTTCTCGGTCAGTTCCTTGCTTTGTCCGAGGAACTTTCGCTGTGGTATTTGTGCGGTTACGTTGAGTCTTGACTTCTTGCTCAGGGCAATGGCTTTCCACATACGGGCTTCAGGAGGTGCCGAAGCGTCTTTCTTCTTTCGGGTTTTCGAGGAAGTTCCACGCCGTATGCCTGCCGCCTTGAAATAACGTGCCCATGCCATTTTCCGGAGCTTGGGCGTGATGCGCGGATGGGTGCTGACGGTTCCTCCTTCATTGTGTATTGCGGCGTATTCTACGGGGTTAAATATGGTCACTTTCCCTTTTTCCGTTCGAAAGTCATTGGCTCCCATAAGTCTCTTTCGTCCGCTAAGCAGAGGGCCGTAACGGTCGGAAGCTTTCTTGCTTCCCGACTGCTGCCGTCGGGTCGGCTTCCATGGCTGGAGTCCTCCGTTGCGGAAACCTCCGTCACGGAAGTTCTGGCGTGTATGGTTTACGGCCAGCACTCCCGCCTTCCGTGGAAGCGTGTCGCTGATGGTTTTCTGCAAGTCTTGCTCCAGCAGTTTCAGTATCTTTTTAAAATCGGAAGTATTCATTACAATTAGTCTTATATTCGTTTGACAATAAATTTAAAATAGCTATATTTGCATTGGTTCATTCCCAGACGGTTCGCCCTCGGGTTTGGACCCCCTTCCGGCAGGTCTGATTCATTTCAGGTCTGCCGGTCGTATTTTAAATCCGTTGCCCAAAATCTCCTCACGGCTGAGACGTATATCCTTTCCATCTCTTACTATAGTGATGTGGGATATGTTTTGCGAACGTTTCACACGGGAACGTATGGCTGCGGCCAGGTTTTCCAGCGATATGTCTGAATCAATCCACAGCACAATATCATCAGCCTGCTTCTTCGCATCTCTCAGCAGGTTGTCAATAGAACTTTTTGTAGGGGTGACATTCATCTTGTATTCCTGCTCCACCTCCAGCGTGCGGTTATAGCTGTCGGCACTTTTCCGGTTCTGCGGATTGTCCAGCAAGTCTATTTCGTAATCATGCTTTTCGGCAAGGTAGGTTCCAATGCGGATGTTCTCGTCGCGCTCATGCTTTCCGTGTCCGTCATGTATCCGAAGTTTTCCAGATCTGGTGGGAATAACCGTATAGTGTATCATCTTTTCCACCGCTTTCTCTGCTCCCGGATAAGTATTTTCGTAGTACGGATGAGTATGGCTGAACAGTTCCGGATCCAGTCCCGGGTTGTTCTCCAGTCCGGGCGAAGGCTTGTAGTCCACCTCAGGGATGATTCCCGTGACGGGGTCGTCCGTCTCCTCCAGATCACACTTGCATCCCCACCGGTCGTGCGGATGGTGGTTTTTCCAGAAGGGGTGTGTCTTTGGAAGCGTCAGCCCGATTCGCCAGTATTCCATATGGAATACGTCAGGATCAGCACTCGTAGTGGGCATCCATTTCAGGTTGGGCAGGATGTCGGCATTACGTGAGAAACGTTTCCAGTCGGCGGCATAGCGGGCACGCAGTACGGCTGTGTCGTATTCTGTACGTAGCCAGTGGTTGTTGTAGGTGCCGATGACAGACTCAGCATCTTCCTGGAAGCGCCGGAACTCCTTCAGCTTTCCGTTTTCATCAAGCAGCTGCGAAGCGATGTCGTTCTGCATGCGGTGTGTGCGGAAGGCGGCAAACACGTCGGCATCGTCTTTCAGTGCCTGACGGAAAAGGGTGTCGGCATCATCTACATCCTCTATGGGGTATCCTTCCTGAAGCGCACGTTCAAAGGTGTCGCGTGCGGCTTCATACAGTTCCGGATAGATGTCTTCCTCTACATTGAACGTTTTCGCGTAAATGTCGGCCAGCAGACGTGCCATCAGTTCCGGAGTGAATGAGGCAGAAACGGATGCTTCATTCCTGGGATGGACGGAATGACAGCAGGAACAAGTCTGTCCGTACAGATCATTCATTACCATCTTAAAGCCCCGCTTTTCGGGGCGCGGACGAAAAAACGGCGGATGTGGTTGTAGAATCTGGTTAAATAGTTTTTACTTTCCGTTTGAGAATCGTTTAAATCCTTCCGTTTCTCTTCTTTTCTTTGTGCCGTTTTGCTGTCAGGCGTGTCTTTCTTATCAGGTACTACGGCATTCCGTCTGTCCTGCTGTTCGGCTTTCAGCTGGTCGTAATTCTCAGGCTTGGGTATTCCGGTAAGATCGTAGAACGTGTCGTCGGATACGGGTGTGCCTGCGTTTCGCATCTTGGTTATCACATCGGCAATGACCGTGATGTTTGTTTCTTTCGGTTCTACGTACACGAATTCTCCTCCGCGTGTGTTGTATCCCATGCTTTCGAAGATGTCCGTCATGTCGTAGTTCAGCACGTTCAGAATAAGCTGTCGGTCGGATTCATTGATTTTCTTTTCTCCTTTCTCCTGCACGGTTCCCAGCGACTGGGTTCCACGTTCGGAGGCTTCGGTGGTAAGCGTATTGCCCAGAAATATCTTGCTTATCTCATTGTTGCACCGCTCATACAGCTTGTCGTACAGGTCGGATGAACCGCTTTTACCGGCACTTTCCAGCAACTTCAGCTCACTGCCTTTCGGGTGGATGAAGCATGCGGCTGCTCCCTGCTCATTCATGTCGTCAAGAATTTGCAGGCGTGCCTCTTCATCTTCCGCATCGTAGGTATATTCGCGTATGGGCATTCCGAATATTTCACAGAACTGTGCCCAGTCGGCCATGTCGTTACGCTTGAAGATGACGTAGGGTGCAGCGTTGGCCAGTTTTCCCAATGCACGCGGCTTCCCCACAAAAAGCACATCGCGGAAGTCAGTCCAGGGAGTTCCGGCAATATCGCTCTGACGGTGAAGAATAAGCCCGCGAACCGGATCAACATTCTTTCTGGGTATCAGTTCGTAATTAATCCATCCGCTTTTGTCGCGGTAGAACTGGAAAAGAGAGAAGCCCCAGAATACGGAGTCTACCAGGTCTTCGATGAAATGGAAAAACCAGGGTGAACGCAGCATCACGTTGATTTCCTCGTCCGGTTTCCCGCCACGTCGGAACTCTATCTGAATGTTTCGTGCCGAAGCGATTCGCTTGTCACGCACACTGCTCAGGTGCCCGTCAATCAGGATGTCTTCGTACATGTCGTACAGGCGTACGCGGTTGGTGAAGTCTACGTTTTCGGCCCCGCGTATGCCGCTCATGTATTTCTGCATGTCGAGGAAAAAACGCTGCGGCTGGGTAATGATGACCGTTCGTGCCGGACTTCCCTGCGGATTGATGTTTCCGCCTATGGTTATTTTTTTCTTCTTGCTCATATCAGTATCGGGTGTTTCTTCGTGGATAACTTCGCATCTGGAATGCGGAATTTAACTTCGTGGAATCTTCGTCGAGTGACGGCAGTCCTTCCACGCTTATCTCAAATTTTGACACGCCTTTCAGCCATTCCAGGCTTCGCTCGTAACGGTCTATCCGTATTTTGGAAATCTTCTGCGGATTGTGTATGCAGAATACGTGATACAGCGTGATGTCTTTGGCGTACATCAGTACAAGCGGATGGCGTTCGGAACCGGTGGCTGCAAAAATCTTGTCGCAGTCAAACCGTGAAGACAGGTATCCGCGCATTTCGGCGATGGCCTGGTCTTCGCATACTTCAAGAAGTGATTCGTCTTCACGTATGAGCGCATCGAGTATTTCACGGTGTATGGATGCGTCGTAATCTTCCGGGTTGATAAACTGGCTCATGTTCTGTATTTGTTTTTTTGCCGGATGGTCGTCCGGCTTACGGTTATTGTTTTTTGTAAGGATGCATTCTTGCGGTCGATGGCCCGGTTTCCTCCCTGTATGCAGTCCGGGCCGTCGGCAGGATAAGGAAGCGTCATTTCAAAGAGGTCAAACTGGTTGATCAGTTCCTTCATGTGCGGATTGTCTTTTTCAGCCTCATTGAATATCAGCATTCCTTCACGATCCAGTGGTTCCAGGTCGGCTTCTATACGGGTAGCCTTGTCGGTCTTCTTGTCTTCATCCGGCTTGATGGAAAGCTGTTCGTTCCTCTTTCTGCGGATTCGTGCCAGGTGTCGTTTCAGTACCTGCTGGAAAAACGGGTCCTGAAGCTTGTTGTTCTCTACCATGCAGTAAAGGTTGGTCTTTCCGCCTACGAATTCATTCAACAGGAAAAACCAGTTGATGAATTCTTCGTTTGTGGTATGGTCCAGAAAACCTTTAATGACATAAAGCACGCCCTGAAGTTTGCCAAGCAGCCATACGGCCTTGAAGCTGGCACCTTTTTTCTTGCTTTCGCCTGGAGCAGGGTCGCCATACACCATGAGGAATTTGAATTTACGCAGAGGAGGAACCTTACCGAAAGCCAGCCTGGTAAATACGCTTCCTCCGGTGAGCGGGTTGTTGAAATACTCCTTCTGCTGTGCCTTTGTGCTGATTTTGGCCAGCACCTGGTCAATCTGTTCCTCACTGTTCTTGGCTGGCCACGTGGAATGTCCTTCCTTGTCGCGTATGTTAATCACGTCCCAGTGGTCGGCCTGCTTTCCGGCACGGGTGATGCAGCAGTCGCGTGCAATGATGTTTCCGCAGAAGATTATCAGTGTGGGTATGGCCGTATCACGTGTTCCGTACAATGCTTCTTCCCACCATCCCCACATCTTGTTTACCGTGTCAGGATTACGGCATGCTTCGTCCGTATCGAAGTCATCCACCAGCAGCACGTCGGGTCGGTCGGCCTCGTTACGGCTACCACGCGGGGCACTTCCTGCACCTACGGCACGAAACGCACATCCTCCTTTCGTAATGAACTCCTCTTCACTCCAGTTTCCAAGGTTCAGCTGTGTGCCGTAATAAGCCTTGATAAGTCCGTTCCGTTCAAACTGCTTCCGGTATGGGTCAAGCAGACGGACGGCACTGTCTTTCGTGGCCGATGCCATGATGACATTCCGTTTTCTTCCCGTAAGCACCAGGAACATGACAATGAACATCACGCAGGTACTCTTGGCCAGCGAACGCGCCCACGAAAGTACCTCAAACCATTCATCGTGTTCGATGCAGCGCATGATGGCCTTAATCTGGAACGGGGCAAAGTCGAACTTGCAGAACTCCGGGAAGAAGAAACGTATCCACTCCAGCGGACGCTTTTCGAGCCATGCCTTGTGCCGTTCTATTTCGGCCCGGCTCTTGTTTACTATTACGACTCCCTTTCTGAGAGAATCCTGCTTGTAATCTTCCCAGATACGGAGTGCTTCTCTGTCCTGCTGTTTCATAGGTTATCCTTGATAAACTGGTCAAACAATCGGATAAACGTCTTTGTCATATCCGGGTCCTGCGGGCGGAGCCAGTCGGAAAACCGCATCCCCACACTGATAATGTCACTGATGCCCACATCGCTTTCCAGCTTCTTGATGGTGGCCGCGAGTTTTCCCAGCGTGTCGGCTTCAGACGGAGTGGCATATCGCTTTCCTTCTTCACGGCTCTGTATGGCCTTGTTTATTTCGGCCACCTGCCGGTGAAGTGCGGAAATCTGCTGTTCGCGTGTCAGCGTCATGCCAATCTTCATCTCCTCCCATTTTTCCGAGTTGATCCATCGGGAAAGTGTCTGGCGTGAAACGCCTGTCTTTTCTGCTATTTCCTGCTGAGTAAGGTTCTCTTTCAGGTAAAGCATGCGTGCATATTCCTTTTTTTGCGTGTTTGTCAATTCTGCCATGTCTTTTATATCTTATTTTGTGTTTTGCAAATTTCGCCCATAAATACATCATTCACAATACGTTATTTTTATGATAACGTATTAAATCCTCATGATGACGTTTTAAAATATCATCATAAAATATCCGTCTTGACACGACTTCTTTTTCTTCCCAACTTTGCATCAGAACAGCAATAAAAGCAAAATGAACAAACGATTTTTCAATATGATACCTTCGCCCGATGTGGCGTGTATTCTTCTGTATGGAGAAGTAGGCGACAAGTGGGACGGTGTGACCGATGCGGACATCGTCCGTGAGCTTCGCGACTATGAATCATTGTACGGTAAGATTGATGTGCGCATCAACAGCATTGGGGGAAGCGTATATGCCGGAATCGCCATTTTCAACGCGCTTCGTGAAAGCAAGGCAGATATTACCATTTACGTGGACGGGGTGGCCGCCAGCATTGCAAGCGTGATTGCCATGTGCGGGAAGCCGGTGTACATGAGCCAGTACGCACGTCTGATGATTCACAATGTGCAGGGAGGATGCTGGGGTAACAAGGAGGAACTGAAGCAGGCAATGGAACACATTGAGCAGCTGGAGGAGACACTGGCAGACATCTATTCTTCGAAGACCGGAACAGACCGAGAAGAAATAAAGAAGACTTACTTCGACGGTAAAGACCACTGGCTTACGGCCAAGGAGGCAAAGGATATGGGATTCGTGGACGGAATCTATGACGTGGAAGAAGCAGAACGACAGGATGTGGAAAGTCCGGACAACGTGTACAGACTCTTTATGAACAGAATGAAAAATAACCCATTAAACAACGATAAAGCAATGTTTGACGAACTGAAGAAACGTCCCTTGTTTGCCAACTGTGCAGATTCTGCCTCTGCACTGGCCGTAATCGGGACACTGGAAAACAAAGCAGGGAAATATGACACCCTGAAGGCGGAAAACGACACACTGCGACAGAAGCTGAAAGGTTTTGAGGATGCGGCTGCGGAAGCACGAAGGAAAGAAATCGACACGATGCTGGAAAACGCGGTAAAGGAGGAACGCATCCGTCCGGCAGACAAGGACACATATCGTACCTTGCTGGAGAAAGACTTTGAAAATGCATCGAAGATTCTGGAAGGTTTGCCCCGGAAAAAGATGATTTCCGACGGACTGGACAAGAACGACCCCGAAAACAAAGGTGCATGGGAAAAGGAACAGGAAAACATCCGTGAAAGACGTTACGGAAAGAAGTAGTAAATAACAATTAATCAAAACAAAACATGGCAATTAAGATTCAAAACACAGCCTATGACGGTGAGGTTCTTGAAAGACTGCTCACCAAGGCGGCTACCGGAAATGAACTTGTACAGAAAGGACTGATCAAGCTTGTTCCGAATATCCGCAAGAAATACTCCATTCCCCGACTGAAGACGGGAACCATGTTGCAGAAACGCAAGGAAATGCCTGAATCGAAGGATTCCAAGGGTGATTTCAATTATTCGGAGAAAGCTCTTGTTCCGCATGACTTTATGGCTTATACGGAATTTAACCCGAGAGCTTTTGACGAAATCTGGCGCAAGTATCAGCCGAAAGGAAACATGGTGTTCGACCAGCTTCCTCCTGAAGTGCAGAACCAGTTGCTGGATGCGATGTCCCGTCAGGTTAACTTCGAGCTGGGGTACCACTTCGTAAACGGTATCTATAAAGACGATGATGAAGACGATGATCATCTGTTCAACGGTATCCTGACTCAGATTATGGCCGACAGTGAAGTGATTCACGTGAAGTCTTCTTCTGCTGAGTCAATGATTACCCGTTTGCAGAAAGTGCGCAAGGCTACTCCTCAGGTGCTTCGCAACAACCCGAATTTCGTTTATATGATGTCTGTAGACGATGCAGACCGTTACGATGACGAACTGACACAACGCGATGCCAAGGGTGCCAACTGGACGGATACGAACGCCGTACGCTTTAAAGGCACGAACATTGTTCCGCTGGCCGCCATTCCGGACGGCGTGATTATCGGTACCGTAGCTACTCCGGACGAAGACTCCAACACTTGGGGTGCAGTGAACCTGGTAGACGATTTCAACGTGATCCAGATTGACAAGGTGACCAACGCCGGTGAGAAGTATTTCTTCAAGATGCTTATGATGGCAGATACCAACGTGGCTTTCGGAGAAGAAGTAGTGTTGCTGGATGTGCGTGAAGCTGCTACTGTATCGGCTTCAGGAACCAGCATTACGCTGACAGCTCAGGCAAGCAAGGTTTCTCTTGATCCTGATTCAGACAGTAAGGCATATACTATTTCAGGAGATGACATTCTGATGGGTGCCATGCTGGAAATTACGAATACTCATGCAAGCAACAAACTTACGGTCAACTCGATTGAAGTTGCTGCTGGTGCTACCAAGAAAATCTACTACAGCGGAAAGTCCTGGTTTGATGCCAAAGAGGTAGACGTAAAGATTACGCAGGTATCTCCTCAGCAAGTGTAGGTAGTGGGCACAGTGGAAACGACAACCAAAGAGCAGGCATAAGGAGGACTGAAGGATGAAACACTTTACAATGGGTGAACTTTGTGCCAGTACCACCGCCGACGCTCATGGAATCAAGAATACACCGCCTCTTCAGGAGGCGGGTAATCTGAAAGCCCTGGCCGACAATGTGCTTGACCCGCTCCGCGAATGGTACGGGAAACCAATATTCGTCAACTCCGGGTACCGTTGTCCGCAACTGAACCGGCTGGTAGGAGGTAAGGCAAGCAGCCAGCATCTGAAAGGGGAGGCTGCCGACATTACGGCAGGAAGCAGGGAAGAGAACCGGAAACTCTTTGAGTACATCCGTGAGAATCTGCCTTTCGACCAGCTGATTGATGAAAAGAATTATTCCTGGGTGCATGTGTCTTACAAGCGCGACGGGAATAACCGGAAACAGACACTGAAACTTTAAAGACAAACCGGCCATGAGCGATACAATCAGGGAAATTATACAATGGCTGTTCGCTGGCGGAGGGCTGTTGGCCCTGATTGAGCTATGGCGGACACGCCGGAAAAACAAGGCTGCATCGCAAAAGGACGTGGAGTCATATTTCCAGACCATGTACGAAGCGAACGGTAAAACGATGATCGGCCTTCAGCATAAAATTGACGAATTACAGAACTTAACCATCAGACAGGATGAACGCATATTTAAATTGGAACGCATTACGCGCCGGGCTGCTGTGTGCCGTTATTGGGGCAGTTGTCCTCTCCGTCCAGAGCTGCAAAAGTACAAGCAGTTTACAGGAGAACCGGACAGCCGTCCGAAAGGACAGTCTGACGCAGACCGCAACGAAGGTGACTACTTACGAACCGGTCCCGATGACACAGACGAGTCTGGCACTGGATGCCGACCGCCTCCTGCTTCTTCCTACATTGCCTGAAGGCGTCGGCCTCACTGCGCACGATGGCCGTTTGTCTCTCCGTGCGGAGAGTGACGGAAAAGGTGGTGTGAACATCACAGCGCAGCATGAAGGTGAAGAACGCAAGGTAATCCAGGAAGAGAAAACTACTTCAAACCGTATCCGTGATGAAGCGGAAAGTCAACTGGAGGAATTGAAGGAAACACGCCCTGGAGTGCAGGGATGGCTGACAGGAACAGCCCTGACTCTGCTGGGGATTTTCCTTATCTGGCAACTGATTAAATATTATTTAAGCAAACATTAAAAACGACAAGATTATGGCAGATACAAGCAACGGACTGATGTATGGTGTGGCCGCCGTAAAGTTCAAGACATCGGAAGGCGAGGAAAAGACGTTGGGCTGGCTGGATGAAAACGGGATGCAGCCTGCGGGAAATGCTCCTACCTTTATGGATGTGATGGCCGCACAGGTAACAGACGGACCGGTAGATAGCATAATGACCAATCCGGGAAGCGATGCGTTCACAATGAACCTTATCCAGCTGAATGCGGAAAACATGGTGAATGTGTTCGGTGGGAAAGCCGAAGCTGACGGCTCTTATACACCACCGACAAAGATGGTGGCCAATGGCGTACTGACTATCACTATGCATTCAGGCCACAGTTTCCGTGTATTTAACTCCCGATTGAGCCGTAACGGATGGCAGAACGGTATCAACATGCAGAATGTGCTGGCAATGGGTATCCGTGTGGATATGCTGAAACCAACCGACGGCAAGGAAAGACGTTACCGCATCTATCCTCCCGGTGTGGTTCCCGACACATCTGACACAACCGCAGACGCTAAGGCATGATGAAGGCACAGGATATAGAACTTCTGGCAGGCATATCCCTCAGTGACGGGGGAATCAGCCTGCCGCTTCATACGATACTTCGGAAACGTCCGTTCCGCATTACGATGAAGACACCTACCACACGCAGCCTGATCCGTATCAGCAAGCGTTATCTCCGAATCGGGGTGACTCCGGAAGAATATGATGCATACAATCTGGACCAGCGCATCCGGTTTATCTTCCTGCATGGGAAGGATATCAGCCGGATGGTGGCATACGGAATTGTTCGAGGCCCGGTACTGGGAAGGTTACTAAACCGCCCGGTGGCATGGATGCTTCGGGAACTGATGACGCCCGACGAACTTTCATCCGCTTGGCGACAAATACTGAACAGTACATCTACCACGTCTTTCGGGATTATTATCGCATCGGCAGCAGCACTGAACAAGATGCAGCCCTTAGCGAGCCGGAACGAGAGCGAAAACGAAACGAGGAGTTAAAGAAGGGACATACGGAACCTTCGCATAGCCTTTTCGGCGTAGTAGGTCAGCTGGCCACGGAAACAGGCTGGAGCATTGACTACATTCTGGATAAGGTAAATGTAGTTACACTTCAGCTCATGATGGCAGACATGCCTCACTGGGTTCCTCCGAAGAAACCGGACATGATGCAGCAGATCCGTGAAATGGAGGAACGGGAGAAACAAAGAAACAGTCACAAACAAACAGATAACAAAAACACGACAAAGGGGATGAACCCAATGGATTTCTTCACAAAATACGCAGTAAAAGATTAAGGAT